TGGCAAAACGCGCTTTCGGGATCTTTGAATAGGATGGTTTTATGACCACTGCTGCCAGTATTTGGGTGAAATTGCTGCTTGATCAGGCTGATTATAAGAAGGGCCTGACCAGCGCCAAAAAAGACACAAAAGACTTTGCTGATAAAGGCAAAAGCGGTCTTGGCGGTCTGAATCAGGCATTCGAAAAAACCACCGGTTTCAGCCTTTCGATGGCCGGGGCCGTGGGGGTTGCGGGAATTGCACTCCAAAAAACTGTCAAGTTCTTGAACGAGTGTGAAGCGGCGGCCAACGAAAGCAATATCGTGATGGCGAAACAGGAAGCCATTTTGAAGGCAACAGGCAACGCGGCTGGATTGACAGCTGATCAACTTGGGGATATGGCCGAAGCCAGTTCAAAGTTGACCGGCATTGATGATGAAGTGATCGCAGATGCACAATCGATGCTGTTAACCTTTAGGAATATAAAGGCTGAGGACGACATATTTGAAAGAACGCAGGCCGCGGCGCTTGATCTTTCGACCACTTTTGGAGGCATAACAGAATCTGCCAAAGGTCTTGGCATGGCCTTGAACAGCTTTGACGGCTATACACGTTTGGCGAGATCAGGCGTGACCTTCTCTGAAGAACAGAAAAAACAGATCAAGAACTTTGCTGCCACAAATGATCTTTTGGGTTATCAGAAATTGCTATTGGAAGAAATAGAAAAACAGGTGGGCGGCACGGCTGCGGCGATGGAAGCTGCTAGTGATGGAAGCAACCGGTTGGCGGTTTCAAGCGAAAACCTGAAGGAAGCCTGGGGTCAGGGCATGACCGGAATGAAACGCGAGTGGAATACATTCTGGGCGGATACCTTTGATGCCATGGCTGAAGCCTCTGAAAAAACACAGGATCAAGCCAAGGCGATGCAAGACCTTGGAATTTCTGCAGGTAAATATGGCTGGGTGCAGAACGGCGTCAAGATCACACGTGAACAGGCCGAGGCCGCGATCGCAGCGCAAATTGCCTTGATGGATCAGGCAGAGGCGATCGTAGCGGTGGGTGATGCCGCGGAAAAGACGGCAGAACAGCTTGAGATCGAAAGCAAAGCAAGGCAAAGCATGTATACCAACGTGACCGGCCTTGCCAAGAACCTGCAAGAGAGCGAAGAGAAGCTGCTGGAAGCTGAACAGGACCTGGCCGAGTATATCAGCGAACATCCGATGGACAGCGCGGGCATTCAGGAACGGAAAGACAAGATCGATGAGCTGAAGAATGCTCAAAACGATATGGTCAACCAGTGGATGTTGAATGTGTACACCCAGATGCTGACGGCAGACCAGGAAATGTCTGAAGCGGATATGGCTTTCTTGCTGCAATTCCAGGTGGACAGTGGTTTGATCTCTGAAGAAAATAAAAATCGCGCATTGAGCTATTGGGAAATGGCCGATGAACAAATTAGAGCCAATGAAACGCTGCAGGCTTCGATCAATTCGCTGAAAGGCAAAGAGATCACCATCACGACCATTTATAAATCGCTGACAGAGGGCGGCACGAATTCATCAGTTGCGGCACAGATCGCGGCAGGTGTAGCGGCTGGCAATATTGCCCCTTCTTCTCCACCGCGTGCGCTGGGCGGCACTACGATCGCGGATCAGATGTATGAAGTGGCTGAAGGCGGTGTGCCTGAGATGCTGACAGTGAACAACAAGCAATACCTGATGATGGGCTCTCAAAACGGCGAGGTGAGGCCGCTGGCAGGCGCTGGCGGGTCTGAAGACTCCAAACTGATGGGGGTGCTGACAGAAGTGTTGGCCACCACGAAGTTGCTCCCGGGTCAGATGGCGAGAGCGATGCGCCAGAATGTGAAATATTCATGAACGAGGTTTATGCCGAATTCTCTGTTGAGATGGATCTGCCGTCAGCACTGCTCGACCCTGACGGGATCGCCATTCTTGACCCTGACGGCATTGAAATTGAGGTAAACTCCGGTTGGGTGGATGTGATGGCGGATGCACGCGCACAGGTTCCGATCAGCTATAAATCTGGCAACCCCGGCAACGCCATTGACGACAGGGTCGCGGATGAGGGCGTTATCACGCTGGCGATGGATAACTCTGAAAACAACAGCGCCGGTGTGCTCGGCTACTATTCAACAGATAACGCGGCGGTCAGGAGCGGTTTTGAGCAGGGCGTGATGGCCAGGATCAAGGCCGTTTACGACGGGGTGACGTATTCTCAACCATCCTTCCGACTTCTGGCGTGGCCGGTGAACGCATCACCATGGTCGAGGCGCTGGATTATATGCACGAGCTCTACGACGCCGATTTTGTAGATGTGAACGTGCAGGTCAACAAGCGGGATGATGAACTCTTGACCACGCTGATCGCCAGTGCTGCAAGACCGCCTGAGGCCGTCGATTTTGACCTGGGCAACGATCAATACACCTACGCCTTCCACGATGAGATCAGCGGCACCTCAAAGATCGTGACCGTGATCCAAAAAATGATGATGTCGGGGTTGGGAAAGGTCTTTGTGAGGGGCGGCACAACATCCGCCGAGATGCTGACC